CCGTGGACCATTATTTGCCCACGCTGTAAGGCTCGCAACGCCGCATAACCCCCCTGTTTTCGGGTGCTTGCCATGCGACCAAAGTTTCGGTAGGGTGAACCCTGTCAACGGAAGGAGGATTCGTGGCAGGGTTGATGACATTCCTAAAGGTGGCTTACGGTTTCGTGCTGGTGTTCTCGCCAGTGTGGTTGGCTGTATTCGTGGGGTGGGTTATCGGAGATTCCAAAGATGATTGAGTTTTGGTTCGCTGTCGGATTCGCGATTCTCGTGGGGCTTGTCGCCGTCATGTTTGTGGGGGAGAAGCGGTGATGTCGTTACGCCGTTTCTTTGGCGTGGTCGCGGTCGGGGTGGCGGTCGGGATGGTCGCCAACTGGGTTGTTTTGCCCCCCAAGGTGTCCGCCCCTGCCGCCGCCACGAGCACTACCGTTTCGGTGCCCTCTACGCTACCGATTCAGACCACCACGACCACCACGACCACCACCACGGTCGTTGCCATCCGACGCGATACCAGCGGATGGCGGTGCCCGCAATACGAGGAACTGTTCGCCTCCTACGGACTCGTCCCAGTAGAGACTTTCTCCTACATCGCCTACCGCGAAAGCCGATGTCGCAGGAAAGCGGTCAACGCCAAGTGGGATGCGAACGGGAACATGGTGTGGGCGCTCAACAAGAACGGCTCCTATGATTCGGGGCTGTTGCAAATCAACTCAAGTTGGCGGACGGTGACGAGACAGATTTGTGGCGGGGGGATTGAACTGTTGACGAAGTTGGATTGCAACCTGCGGGTCGCCAAGTATTTGTTGGATAACGGCGGATTGGGGCACTGGGGAATCAAAGACTAGACCCCTGTTGAGGGTTCGGCGGGTGTGTGTCGGTTGTAATCTCGGCAATGTCATCGTGTCCTCGTGACCTCGGCATCGCCCATCGTGCCCTCGTGGTCGGGTGAGAGTCGGGGATGCGAGCACGCCCAAGACACTCAGGAGCGACATGCCGAAGTACAAGGTTCTCACAGGGATTGACTACCCGCCGAACAAGCGTGCGGAAGTTGGCGATGTCGTTGAGGATTTGCCCCCCCGTTCAATCAAATGGTTGCGGGAACAGGCAATCATTGAACCTGTTGACCCCAAGACGAAAGACCCCGAGCCACAGCCCGAGCCAGTGGTCGTTGATGCGATTGCAAAGGATGACAAGTAATGGCTTTCATTCACGGCAAAAATGCGGAGATTATCCACGGCGTTCACCCGTTGACGGCGTTCCTCAACGATGGCTCTGTGTCTCAGGATGTTGAGACGGCTGAGACGACCGTTTTCGGTTCCTCGGCGAAGTCCTACATCACGGGTTTGCGTGACGCGACCGTGTCGGCGTCTGGAATGTTTGACGGCGCCGCATTGGCGGTGGATGTCGCGTTGAGTGCCTCGCTCGGCTCCGACTCGCTCGCCCCCGTCCTGTTCGCACAGTCGGGCATCACGGCGGGCAACATCGCCTACATCATGCTCGCCAAGACCACTTCGTATGAGGTCTCAGCCCCAGTGGGTGATGTGGTCACGGTTTCGTATGACGCGCAGGCTGACGGCGGTGCCGATGATGCGATTCTTCTCACCGCTCTCGCGGCGGTCACGGCGAGCGCCAACGGCGCCTCCCAAGACAACGGCGCCTCCACCGCAAACGGCGGGGTGGCACAACTGCATGTCACCGCGAACACGATGGACAACAACACCACTTTCAAGGTTCAGCACTCGTCGGACAACTCAACCTTTGCCGACCTTGCCACTTTCACGACCGTCGCAACCACGGTCACCACTTCGGAACGGGTCCTCGTCGCAACGGGCACCACCGTCAACCGATACCTGCGAGCCAGTACAACGGCGAGCGGTACAGGCTCAATCACCTTCACAATGGCGTTCGCAAGACGCTAAGGAGAAACAACCATCATGGCATTTGTACACGGTAAGTCAGCGGTTTTCAAGTTGGATAACGCCTCGGGTTCGCTCGTTGATTATTCAACATACTTGGACGACATCGGCTTCCCCCGCGATGTGGAAACCGCCGAGACCACGACATTCGGTGTCGCTGGGTCGGCAAAGACCTACATCACTGGTCTCAGCGATGCGACCATCAGCGTCTCGGGCAAGTTTGACGCCACGGCGGACGCCACCCTGTCGGCAGTCGTCGGGCAGGCGGCAACGCTCACCTTTGAGTACGGTCCCGAGGGTTCGTCGGCTGGCAAAGTCAAGTACACTGGCGAGTGCATCCTCACCTCCTACGAAGTTTCGGCTTCGGTCGGAGATGTGGTGACCGCGTCACTGGATTTCCAAGTGACGGGGCAGATTACCCGAACAACCTTCTAAAAACCCCACAACAACATAGGAGAATACCGTGTCCCTTCGTGACCGCATTATTGCAGTAGACGACACCCAACGAGAAATCGTCAAGATTGACGAGTGGGGTGTTGAAGTTGAAATCCGTGGAATGTCGGGGGCGGCTCGCGCCGCTATCTCGCAGGATGCCGCCAACAACAACGGCAACATTGACATGCGACGGATGATGCCTGAAATCGTCGTCCAGTGTGTCTATGACCCTGAGACGGGTGAACAAGTGTTTGATAGCGCAGACAAGGACATTGTCATGGGCAAGTCGGGAGCCGCCTTGGACAAAATCGTGGCAGTCGCCATGCGATTGTCTGGCTTCGGAGAGAAGGCGGTAGATGAGGCGGGAAAAGGCTCCTAATCAACACCGAGCGCAGGTTCTTGTACGACCTCGCCGAGAAGTTGGGTCGCACCGTACACGAACTGTTGTACGGCAGTGGCGGGCACGCCCCCATCTCGTCTGCGGAAATCGTGGAGTGGGCGGCGTACTACAAGTTGAAGGCGCACGACGCAGAGAAAGCCGCAAAGCGTCGCCGTTAGCAGGTAGCCGTGGCTGACGAACTTGAAGTAAGGGCGAAACTTATCGCCGACGCAGGCGACTTCATTGACCCGATTCATGCGGCGACCGCGTCGTTACAGCATTTCCAGAAGGCGTTGCAACCATCCTCCAAGATGTTGACGGTGCTCGGCGTCGCCGCAGGCACGGCGGGCTATGCGATTCTTCGTTACGGCAAGGAATCCTTCCAAGTCGCGGCGAAGGTCTCGGAGGTGAATGTCGCGATTCAGGCGGTCGGCAAGTCCACTGGTATCGGTGCCACCGCCATCAACAAAGCCGCCAAAGCAATCCGCCAGAACGGCATTGAGATGGATGCCGCGCAAAACATCGCGCTGAAGTTCGCGCAAAACAACCTTGACCTCTCAAAAGCGGCTGATGTTGCCCGCGTCGCCCAAGACTTGGCGGTAATCAGCCAAAGGAACTCAACGGATACCGCCGAACTGTTGACCCGCGCCATCCAAACAGGCTCTTCCATCCTGTTGAAGTCGGCTGGTATCTCGCGTTACGCCTCCGAAGGTTACTCAAAGTACGCGAAACAACTCGGCAAGAACGCCACCGAACTCACCGCCACCGAGCGTCAACAGGCGACCATCAACCTCATCATGGAAGAAGGTACCCGAGTAGCGGGGTTGTACGAGGCGGCGATGACGGAGCCAGGGAAGGTTCTGCGGTCGTTCGCCCGTCTGCAAAACGACATCAAACTGGAGATGGGTACCGCGTTGCTCCAAGGTTTCGGTCCGATGATAAAATCGGTCTACGACTTGGTCAACTCGTTCTCCAAGAGCCTCCGTGAAGGCGGTGCGTTTGCCAACATCCTGAAGGGTTTGGGTGTGGCGATGAAGGACTTGTTGCAACCGTTGACGGATTTGATTCGCAGGGGCGCTTTGTTCTTCAAGGATTTGGATTTGGGTAAGCAATCCGTTGACCAGATTGCGGCGTCGTTCAAGAAGTTCATTCCGATTGTGACCGCCGTGGGTGGCGGGTTGGCGGCGTTCGCAGGTAGGAAGTTGCTTGGAAATCTGCCGTTGATTGGCGGGTTCGCAAAAATGTTGAGCGGTCCGCTGACGGCAATCGCGTTGTTGGCGGCGATGTCGCCAGAGTTGCGGGAGGCTTTGACGAACATCGTCGCCTCGTTGAAGCCGAGGATTCCCGCGATGCTCGCCTTCGCCAAGGCGCTTGCCGACACCATCGCCACAATGACGGAGTTTGCCACGGATTTGTTGAGTGCGTTCGGTCCCATCATCACAACGGTCTTGGGTGGTTTGGCGTCAGCGTTGCAGGTCATCGCAGGTTCGTTGCTGTATCTCAAGCCGCTGTTGGTGATGGTCGGATTGCTGTTGGTCAAAAACTTCATCATGGGACTCGCTCGGGTGAAGCAACTCATCGCGGGTTTCAAGGCGATGGGTGTTGCGGTCAAACTGGCTATCGCAGAGCAGAAGGCGTACAGTCTCACGGTTTCGCAGGGTGGGGCGGCGATTGGTTCGTTCAGAGCGGCGCTGTTTGCGTTGAGGGCGAGTTTCACCGCCGTAAAAGCCGCGGTCGTCAGCCTGATGACTTCCATGTTGCCGTTGCTCGCGGTCTATGCGGGCATTGAAATCTTTATGGCGTGGCGCAGAGAAACAAAGGCAACAGAGGAACGCACGAGGGAGTTGACGCAGGCGGTCAAAGACCAAATCTATGCGTTGAAGGGCAACACGACAGAAATCAACGAGTTCGTTCAGGGTCAGCGCGATTTGGCGTCGGCATTGACTTCGGGTTCTGACACGGCTAATGAGTTGGGTGAAGCGTTGAATGTCATCGGCGCCGATGCGAAGGTTGCTTTCGCGGCGTTTGACAAAGGCAAGGAGGGAATCCGAGAGTTCAACGAACAGATGGCGGAAGCGTCTGGCTTGAAGTTGGACGAGGACGATTTGGTGCATGTGTTGAGGAGTGCTGAACGGCATTTCGGCGAAACAGGGAACTCAATGGAACACCTGAACCGCCAGCAACAAGAGTTCGCAATGAATCTGCGACTTGTCAACGACTTGATGCAACAAACCGACCCTGGTGCCTATGTTCAGGAGACCATAAACGCTCTCGCTGGTTCGGGCGACAAGTTGGCTCAGAAGGCTAAGAAGTTCACGGATGAAGAGATTGCAAAGAACGATGCGTTGGCTGACGGCATAGACACGGCGGAAGAAGCCGCACAAGTGTACGCGATTTTTGCCGATAAGTACAAGAAACTCAACGCCGCGGCTCTGAAAGCGAAAGCGGCGCAAGAGGAGTTGAAGCCAGCGATTGACAACCAAAAACTGTCGGTGCTTGGTTTGGTTACCGCCCTCAACGGGTTGCGTGATGCGACCGACGACAACATCGTCAAAGCGGAGGCGTTCGCGGACAAGTTCTACGGCAGTCAAGACGACAAGAATAGGAAACTGGCTGAGTTCCAGAAGATTCGCGAGCAGACGACCGAGTTGGCGGAGGGATTGAAAAACACCACAGGCAACACGGACGCTTTCGCCAAGTCTGGCATGGCGTTGTACAACCAGTTGAAGGAAAACTCCGCCGCTATCTTTACGCTTGGCGGGAACACCGCCGATGTGGCGAAGTATCAGAAGTCGGCGATAACGCAGTTTTATGCGGGCGCGGAAGCGGCGGGCTGGCAAACGCAACAGGTGGACGCGCTGTTGTCGTCGTTGGGCATCCTTGCAGGATTGGACAAAATCACCGTCCAGATAGACGCCGACATAGAGAGTTTCAAGCAAAAGATTATGGCGGCAACGAAAGCGTTGGCATTGTTCAACCAAGGAATCGGCGGCGACCGAGAAGATGCCCGCAAGGCAACAACCTTTATCGGCAACATGGAAAGGGCACTAAAAGTACTTGAAGGCGCCAAGAACGGGGCAATCACTGGCGCGAACGCTTTTGACAAGTTCAACACCAAAACGGATGAGGCGAGCAAGAAAGCGTCAAAGTTGGAGAAGGAGAAGGAGAAACTTCGCAAGAAAATCATGGATGTTGCGGAGAAGGCGCTCGCGAAGGCTACGGAGCGGATGGAGGAGTACGCCGATGCGATGAAAGGCATGGCGGACTCCGCGAAGAGCGCCATCTACGGTTCGTATTCGTTGACCGACGCCCTGAATCAAGCGGAAGCCGCCGCGGAGAAGGCGAACGAACCGATAAAACAGATGAAACAAGATTTGGCTGACTACTCCAAGGGTGTCGCGGACAGTGTGCGGGATACGATGTCGTTCAGCAACGCCCTATCAGGTTACGAACAGATGCAGGACGCCATCAGTCAGGCGAACGAAAAAACCGCTGAGGCGCAGGCGAAAGTCAACGAGGAACAGGCGGCATACGACGACCTCGTCAAGAAAGCGGAAGCGACGATGGGCAGGAAAGCCCGCCGTGAAGCCTACGAAGAAGCGGCTAAGCAACTGGAGAAAGTGACCGAGGCGCAGACGAAGTTGGCTGATGCTACGAGTGAAGCCAATGCTATGCAGAGCAAACAGAAGTCCATGATGGACCGTCTGCGCGAGCAGTACAAGAACGCCATCAACTTCTCGTCCCAGTTGCAAGAGTTGGTCGCCAAAGGTTTGACAAAGGAGGGTGTTGACCAGTTGTTGGCGATGGGGGCGGAAACTGGCGGCAAGTTCGCAACCGAGTTGTTGCACGGCTCCACCGATGCGATTCCCGAAGTGAACAAAATGTTCAAGACGCTCGGCGAAGAAAGCGACAAGGCGGGCAAGGTTCTAGGTAGGGCGTTCTACAACATTGGCGATGAGGTTGCCGTTGACTTTTTTGCGGCTCTCGCCAGCCAAGCCAATAAGGCGTCTGAGTTTGCGGAAACAGTCAAGCGTCTCATCAAGATGGGGTTGTCGCCGCAGAACATCAAACAAGTTTTGGACGCTGGTGTTGAATCGGGATTCAAGATTGCGGAGGCGATTGAGCGAGGTGGCGCACGAGGAATCTACGCCATCAACTATTTGGAGTTCTCCTTGCGCCATCAAGCGGAAAACCTTGGGAAAGTGCTGAATGACACTTTCTATCAGTCTGGTTTCAATCTGGCGAAACAAATCGTTGACGGAATGAAGAAGAAGATTGAGCAGTTGGAAGAAGAAATCGCTGACGCAACCCTTGACCAGTTGAAGTCAATCCTTTCGCGAGTAGAAGGCGAGTTCAATGCGATGGTTGCTCGTTTGCCGATTCCCGTGGCGTCGGTTGTCAACCCGAACAAGCCCGCAGACTCGCCCGTTGTTGCGGCTGTCCCAAGTCCTGTTATTGAGGCTATTGTGGCGGCGGCGGCGGCTGACCCCGCGTATGTTGCCGCGGCTGGTGCGCCGCCAGTCGTGATTCCGCCAGTCGTGATTCCGCCAGTCGTGATTCCGCCAGAAATCATCGTGCCAGTGCCGTTGCCACTACCGTTACCAATAAGTCCAGT